GTAGAGCCTGAAATACCCACACCACCTATAGCACCACCTGTAATTGCTACAGAGTTGGCATTCTCATAAGCCATTGTTCCCAAGGTACCAGTTTGCTGGTTAATAAATTGGAAAACGCTATAGAACCAATCACGGAACTGTCTAGACGATACGTCTTGGTTAGTAGGAGGTGGAGGTGCTAACTTTGCCATTATTCGTCATCTGACTCTTCATAACACCAGTTTTCGGCATATTTATACTTCTGTAGGGCAGGAATAGCCTCTTCCATGCCTTCACCAATATCATCTCGTACGTTAATACAGTCAGGAATCTCAATTTTCTTGACATTTTTGTAGGCACGCTCACAGGCTTGTTTAACGGTCTTTCCTACGCCGTTTGCAACGAGTACATAGTCACCTGCAGTCACTAGGCTTGGACGCTCTACAATGCCGTTCTCGTCGTTCTGAGGGGCATTGCCAACCATTACCTCACATAGGGCAAAATCTTTTGAAAGCTCGTCGGGTAAACCATAGATAGGAAATCCAGAATGGTCACGTCCAGTAGTTTTAGACCTAGGGTAATCCCCAATAGGGATAACGATACCAGTAGCAACATCGTAGCTAACTTTGAGAGAATCTTTGCCATTGATTAAGTCCACCATCCAATCGACAACAGAGCCTTTATGGACGGCTTGTTGAATGTTAAAGAAAGGCCACCCTTTACGCATAGTCCATTCTAAGGGGCGTGGCTCACCCTTTTCATCAATAATGAAGGCTAGGTCTACAAAGCCCGTATGACCAATATAGCAAAGGTAGTCTTCAAACTTTTTAAGAGTGTCATTAAACAGGTTGGATTCTGTGCAGTATTTCAAAACGGTACCCTGCTCCCCCGTATTACAGCCATAGTTACCGGACATGAGCTTCTTGTGCTCAAAGCCTTCTGCAACGTTCTTGTTAAATCCGTTAGGCCCAATCCAAGCACCTACACCAAATTCAATACCTGGCACAAACTCTTGGAGGATAAAGTCTCGTTGTTTACCGTTTGCCTTCCAACGCTGTAACATGAATACCATATCAGCAGGAGACTTGGAAACATAGGACAGAGCCTTGTCAGCATCTCCTGAAGGCTTAGATACATAACGCTTAGGGTTAGCCTTAACAAAGTCTATGGCAGAGTTGTAATCATGGAATTCAAAAGACGGAACTACTGCTAGTCCGCCCTTACGCATAATCTCTTGACCATAATCACGGTCTAATTCCATTTTCGCACCCAATTGGTTTGTCCCGATGATTGGATAACCCTCTTCGTGGTATTTCTCCAATTTACGCATCTCAAATGCGTTATCTGACAAAACAATAAGGTCTGCTTGTTTAATGTACAGTTCCCAATTTAAGACTTGGTCAATAATACCTTTACCAATCTTAGAACGCTCTTGACCATGTGGGCGAATATATTGCTTAACGGTGTGTCCTTCCGCCATACAGCGAACACCAAAGTCAACTAAAGCACCAGCAGGGTCAATTAAAAGAATAAACATTAGCTCATCTTCTTTTTAGGCAATTGTTTTTTAGATTTACCAGCCTTAGAAAGAGCAATAGCCACAGATTGTTTTTGTGGACGACCAGCCTTCATCTCGGTCTTAATATTTTTCGAAATGGTTTCTTTTGAACTACCTTTTTTGAGTGGCATTACTTTTTCCTTTCGGTTTCGTAGGTTCCAATAGTTGCTTTGATGATTAAGTTTGCTGCACGAGACAACTCTTTTGGAGTCTTAGCATTATTAATCATATCAGTAACTTTTCTAAATTCTGCGGGGTCTTTGATTATAGTTTTATTAACTGTTTCACCAATGTTATTCCACAAGGTTTTGCCTTGTTCTACAGGTAATCCTTTTAAATAATACCCAAGTTCTTGCTTAAATACCTTTTGTCCAACTTCATCTTTGGCAAAATTACCCATTTGAGCATTAATGGTTCTGTAATCTTTACCTTTAAACAACTCAGGCAATGTGTCTTTTGCAGTAGCAACAAACTCTTTCTCTGCCGCATTACGGGCAATTTTTTCGTAACCGCCTGGAATAAAATCATTGAGAGCTTTGTAAACTACTTCTTTTTCAGGTTTAGTCAAAGATTTAAACTCAGGGGATTTTAGGTTTTCAATAACCTTTTCACCACTGTATGGGTTGTTGTTTTCGTTAACAAACACCTTCTTAATTGCGTCCATAGAAGATGCTCTTGATTCTTTAGGCAAAGACTGAGAAATCTTATCTAACTCTGCTTGCAACTGTTCAGGAGTTGATTTGGATAATGCTTCGTTATACCCTGTTTTAGCTTTTTCGTACAGGCTAGATACTGTGGCATCGGGGCCGTGTTCTGCTTGTAATTGTTGTCTAAATTGATAGGTTTCACTTGATGGGTCTGTGGCAACTTTAACACCAGCAGTTTTAGGTTCTACACCTAATGCGGTTTCTACATCACGACCAGCAAGTTTTGGTTCGCTCTTAGGAATAAATTTAGATACTTTGGCTAATTTTCCAGCAACACCAGGCATCATTGTATAGGCAACATTTTCTGCCATATCAAATGCCTTTTGAGCTAACTTTGACTTAGCTAAAAAATCGGTAGTAGATTTGACGGGTGCGGGCATACCTGCAGCCATTCCAGCAAGAGCTTGTGTACCAGTACCGTATCCCAAATCTTTAGCAACAGATTCAGCTAGTCCTGACAAACCACCCATAACGGCACCACCACCTGCAGTAGCCAATACGCCTGGGCCAGTAATTCCACCCACAACACCACCAATAGCACCTCCAGTTAACGCTCCTCTACGAATGTTTTGTAAGTATTCAGAGCCACTAACTTTGTTCATACGAGATGGGTCAAAGCCAAATGTTTGTTTTTGTAACGGAACTTCTTTGCGTTTTGATGTGGGAGCCAACAAAGCTGCACCACCTTCCGTTACTTCAGGTGTAGTAAGACCAACTGCAGGTTTGTAGTCTGCCTGAGGAATCTCAGCAGGAGCACTTTCTACAGATACTTCTGATTTTGTTTCAGACTTACCTAAATGAGCAAGAATCTTCTCTTTTGCTTTGGCAGGGTCTGTTTCAGAAATGTCGTAGTGTTGACCTTGATATTCATATACTGGCATAGTAGTCTTTAATCTAATTTGATTGGGTCTTCTTTAGTACCAGTTCCTTTAACCTTTGGAGCACCATATTGTTTATTAGCAAACTCAGTAAAGGTTAAATCAGGATTCTCTTTAGCAGCCATAGCAGCAGCGTCAAGTTGTTCTTGAGTAAATGGAATAGCTTTGCGTACAAGCTCCAATTTGCTACGAATTAAATTCTTGCGGTCTTCAGACAAGTTCTTGTCACTTAATTGTGCTTCAGATGAAGATTCAACAATACGACGCATCTCAGCTAGTTTGTCCATAGCAACATCTAATTTAGCACCTGCAGGGATTGCAACGCCGGATTCAATACTATTTGCCAATCCTACGAGTCCAGTTGCTGCACCACCAGATTCTAATGATGCCAAGCTACGTGCAACACCAACCATACGGGTTTGCATCTTTTGTGATGTTGTATCAGACATCTCTTGATTCAATGCAGATAACGGTGCTGTCAACAGACTGTTAAATTGTTTCTGTTGGAACATTGGGCCAGTAGTAGTAATAGGCAATCTGGCAATGTTGGTAAGAGCATCAGATGCTTGGGTAAAGGCTTGGACAACACGAGAAGCTGCAGGAGACTCTTTGCCACCACCTTGCAATGCAGCAATCAGTTTGGCATCACGAAGTTCTGCAGACTTTTCTTTACGTTGTTCGTCACGTCTTGCACGGTCTTCTTTTTCAACTCTGTTACGAGCCTCAGGAGTCATCAAACTCAACAATTTTTGACGTACATCAGGACTCCATGTTTCAGGGAAATTAGCAGGCAATGGAATGCCAGTGCGTCCAAGTGCATCTTTTAAACGTTGGTCATATTCACCTTGGCTACTTGCGCCATATAAAGACTCAAGACCGTCATCAATAGACTTTTGATATTCTTTTTTAGCATTGGCAATGTTTGATGTTGCAGTAGTCTGCAAACGACGAGCCTCAGACATTAGATTGGCATAATTCTTATCATCACCAGTTGCACGAGCTAAATTAGCTTGTTTAATCATTTTTGCAGAAGCAGATAAGTCTTGTTGTGAATTTATTGCTTGCTGATTAAATAATCCCGCTGCAGTAGGAATCCCGTCTGGTGTAGCCAATTGATAAGTAGGTGGCAACATACTTTTAGACATACCAGCCAAAGGTTGTGGTTGACCACCAGCCATTTGACCTAACGCTGGAGTCTGCTCTGCACGAGCATCTTTTAATGCTTCTTGTGTTTCTATATCTTTAGCTTCTTCTTGTAAAGGCTGTCTTGCACCTTCTTTGTAAGCACCATATGGGTCAAAAGAAGTTGCTAGGGTAAATAATTCAGAACCTAATCCTGCTGCCATAATCTGTCCTTAATTGTTCATGCCTGGTGATGGTGTATTGTATTGTGAGTACAAGGTTTGTAATGGATTAATCACATTACCAAGTCCGCTTGCAATTGATTGAGCACCACCTAATACGCCACCTAATTGTCCTGCAGTTAACCCTGCCTGTGCTGCTGCACCCGTTGCAGGAGATTGTGTAGCACCTGATAATTGGGCTAATAATGCTTGTTGTTGTTGCAGATTAGACTGAGCATATTGTTGGCCGAATTGTTGGGCTTGCAATAATGCACCACCACCAACTAAACGACCTTGTGCAGCTTGTTGAGCTTGAAGAGTTTGTAGCCCTTGTCCAAGATTAAATTGGTAGCCTGGAGTTGTAGTGATTGTACTTGGGTTATTTAATAAGTTAGATAACTGTGCGGCATATCCTGAGCGGTACTGAGCAAATGGGTCTGCTTGTTTAGCATATTGACCTGCTTGCTGACCTGCTGCAATTGAACCAACTCCACCAGCCATTCTAGCCAAACCACCAACAATACCTGCACCAGAGGATGCTGTTTTGAGAATATCGCCTAATGATGTGCCTTGACTAGCAGGGACTCCTGTTAAATTTGCACCATAATCACCGGCTAAGTTTCCCGCAATATCAGAAGCAGTACCACCACCTGTTGCAATACCTGCGGCATTGGATGCAGCATATTGGTCAATGCCATAAGATTGTTGTAAGTTTTGTGCGATTTGGTCAGCAGATAATCCCTGAGCTTGCATACTAACGGCATCTTGTGCCACCATATCGCTAAGGTTAGATGTGCCAACTCCACCACTAACTAGGTCGCCAAGACCTTGAGTTGCAAATGCAGTACCACCACTAATTGCAGCTTGTCCTACATCACCAGTAGTTGCTAAAGTATCTGTTGCATTAAAGGCGGGAATTAATTCGGGGTTTCCTGAAAGAGCTAGTCCAGCATCTACGACAGGTTGTACTACTGGCTGAACGCTACCACCTAATCCAAGGTCACTAAATCCTGATGAGACTGCATCTGATACGCTAGACACGGCATCGCTAACAGCACTAATAGGGTCAAATCCACCGCCCCCTCCACCAAATGGAGTGCGTTTAAGTTCCCAAGTCCAACCACTGTGTTTGCTCTTCAAAAAGCTCATAATTTAGCCTCAACTATAATGTACCGTTCTTTGAAGCCTAGACGATGCCATAATCTTGCAACTGATTTTCTAGCAGCACCTTGAACCTTAGTGGCTCCAAATGATTTTAATATGTTACTTAATTGGTTGTAGGTATCTTGACCGCTTATTAACTTACCGCCGATAGTATTAACAAAAGCCACCCTATCGTTAGGAAAATTGATAAAAGAGACGGTTAAGGCTCCTACTACTTCTGCTTTCTCATTTGTCACCGCAATTAATATCCAATTGCCAGTTGACAGGTAAACCTTAACTTGGTCTACCGTATAATCGTCTTGTGCATATTCTAACGCATTTGACACAAAAGGACACACCTTTTCCCATATTTGGGCTATGAAATGTGTTGGAATATGTACTAATTTCAAGTGTCCCCCGACTCTACGTCAACTTCAAAGTATTCGAGCCTTAAGGGTACATTATCTTGGTGTAATAAGTCAAACGAGCGTCTACGACCTTGTCCTAGTCTGGTGACTTGGGATTTAGAGGTATTTAGGTTGACGTTCTGCCACGCAGAATATGTCTGATAGTCGTCTGAGGTATAGCGTAATAGAGCATAGGAATCAATCTTATCCCCGACGATTTGGACAGCTCTCCAAAACTTACGTAGGTTAGTACCGCCATCTACTAATGGAGTCCTTGCAAAGACGTTTATAGGGTTACCGTAGTCTTGATAGGTGTTAGGGTCAAACTGATAGATTGTGCCTGTATTGGCGTGTTGTAGCAGGTCTAAAGTGCCATATTTGGCATAGAACTGTCCAAGGAAGTAAGTCTCTTGATTATTCTCTACAGATGACCAATATGTCCAACCATTTTGAGCAAAGTCATATACTAGGGTATACCCTAAGTCTCTAAGGGTTAATACGTATAGGGAGTGACCTGAAATCTTGATACTGAAGGCATAAGCCTGTGTTGGGTCACAACGGTTGATGATTCTTTCAATATATTGGTTTGAAATGACTTGTGCGGTTTGACCAGACAATGCCATTACCTGATAGCCCTTTTGTCTTGCAGTAGACATCCATATTAGGGTGTTATCCATCTGAACTAAAGAGAACTCAGATGCAATACCAAATTGGATTACAGAGTTCTGATAAGGCAATAATGGGCTACCTGGGGAAGTTCCTGCATCATAGAAGAACTCCATGTGGTATGTACCAAAGGTAACGATATAGTTAGCGGTACGACCAATAGCCAATAATGGGTCGGCAGCAGACACTACACCAATGTAGTTAATCGCTTGCCATGTGGTTGGGTCTTCTACGTTAGAGTTGTATAACAACCCTGCAGGAGTTCCAACAATATAATACCCGTCTACGAATACAGCGCCTGCAATAGTACTGCTAGGATAAGAGGTAGTAAAGGTAAGAGTAGGACTTCCGCTAGCTGTAGCATTTTGACTTAATGTTAATGTGGTACCAAATATAGTTAAAACATAAGTGCCGGACGGAATGCCTGTGCCTGACACTACCTGACCAACCTGAATTAATGGATTGGATGCAGATAATGTTACAGTAGGTGACCCACTACTAGTAGTACCATTTTGCGTCGTAATGGTGCCTAAAAGGTCAATAATGGTGCCTGATGCTAGGACATATACATATCCGTGGTTGTCATTCTTAAAAAATACTTGGGTTTGGTCTACAGAGTAAACAAAGTTATATGGGCCTGACGCATCAACAGTACCTTTAGATACATTGTTGTCATAGAGGACTCCGTTAACAATACTGAGTAAATGCGTACCTGCAGCAAAGATGCCTTGACCAGTTCCTGGTGTAGGAGGAGTTTGATAAGTCAGTAGACCTGGGCGTTTGACAATTGCAGAAGATTCTTTCTTCTCAATCTCAATGATAGCGTTACCAACCTTGCTATCTTTGTTTAAGGTGCCGTCACGACTTCCAATGTTGTGACCACAGGGGACACGGCTGATTGCCATAATTAGCTGTAATATCTATTAGAAGGTTGGAATGCTGTACTAGCTTCCTCTTGACTCCAATCAGTCATTACTTCTTCTAGTTTAGCGGCACGTTGTGCTAGTTCAGCACGCACTTGTGCGGGAACTCCATACTCAAGACTGAGTTGGTCTGCCAATCCAAACTTTAAACAATTAAACCACTCAGAAGGGAAGTCAGGAATATCGTTAGGATTGAGCACATCATCTACCGGCATTTGAACCTGTAGGTGAATGGTGTAACCCGTAGCTGATGGGGTGTCGTAAACATATAACACGCCATTAGTTAACTGTGGGTCGTAGTAGACTTGGTTAGGAATGCCTTGTGATGGCTTGTAACCCTGTTGCATATACTCTTGACGGGAGATAACCATTAAGGTGGTATCTTGGTTCTGTGGGTTACGAATAAACGCCATAACTACACGCAAAGGACGAGTTGTGACTACATTTCCTGTTGGGCCTAGGGTATAAGTGTTTTGTCCAATTACCATTGGAACTTGTAGGTCTTCTACTTTCCATAATGGCATTCCCTTGGTTTGTAACTGTTTGATGTACAGGTTTAGGGCTTGGGAACAGTTATTGTAGTCTTCGTCCGTAGGGGTATCGCCAGCGCCAATAACGCCTAATACACGCAAGGCGCCATTGATTACGGCATTACGAGATTGTGTGTATGAGGCAGTCATATTATCCTAAAAGGGCTGTTACTTCAGCTTGTGTTAGTCCTAATGCTGTTAGTTTAGCTAGTGCAGATGCCTTTGCAGTTGCTTGTGCTTGCTCAGCTTGTGCTTCAGCAGCTTGTAATTCAGCTAGTTTGGCTTGTGCTGCTGCTTTATCGTAAACGACTTCTTTCTCGTCTTTATCGTATGCTATATCGCCACGAATGGTTACGATTGCTGGATTGAGTGCATAAATAGCATCATGTAAATAAATCATTGTGCAATTTCCATAACAATTATAGTGCTAGTTTGACCATTAACCTGTGCAGTAGTAGTTCCAGATGTATACATATAAACAGAATAAGTTGTGGCAGATGTTGTTGTTGGGCTATCTAAATAATTCATTGATATAGAGGTAAATAAACTTCCTCCAGAAGAAGAATAAATTTCAGATAAAGAAGTTTGCGTACCTGATGAAATTAAATTTGTAGAATTTCTAAAAATTGAATAAACGCCAGCAACTGCTGAACCTGATGTATTAACTGGCAAAGAAGATAAGATTAAAATCTTGCTTGTAGAAAATAATGGAGTAATTGAAACTGATAATCCAGTTGTTACATAACTTCCTGATGTTGTAGATGTCGCAGTATTGTAAGTTGATTGAACCACTTGCAACACTTTCGATTGCGCTCCTTGAGTGCCTGACCCTGTTGGAAATGTAACGCCAGCACTACCATCTAAAACGAGGCTCATAATGTAACTCCATGATTGGCAAACTTGCCAAAGTATTTATCCCTAGCTTCTGTGGCAACTAGGTCAGCCAATTCGACATCATCATAATAACCAAAATGGGTTTCTTTGCCTTCAATACGCAATGATACTTGCCATTTCTTTTCTAATTTATGCCAACGGACATTTTTTAATCCTGTTGAACTATTGCCACGCAATTTAGTATTTTGTGCATTTTGACGCTTGGTTGCGGCACGAAGATTCTCAATACGATTATCTTTGCGGTCACCATTGATATGGTCTACCAATTTTGGCATATATCCATGTTGCATACAAAATATGATTCTATGTGCCATTAACTTTTTTCCATCCACACCGACAGACACATATCCATCACCATGTGAACATCCAGCTTTATCGCCAATTCTATTTCCTCTGGTAGCAACTTTCCAATATAACTGACCATCTTTATATTCAAACTTTGAATGTAAATATTCCTGACTAGGTGCAGCTTGTGGATTACTTCCATTAGGAAAAGTAATACCAGCAGATGAATCTACTGTAAGTGAACCGCTATTACCTGATAGGACTAAACTCATTATGTATTCTCCGCAGGAAGTGGTGTGTGTTTGTTCATATATAGTTCCTTTTTAGTAGCAGATATTTTCTGCTTTGTTTCTACAGAGCATTTGCGACCAAGAACCGCAAGCCTAACATTTTCACGATGTTGTGGCGATAGCTTTTTACCAAGTTTAGCTTGGCGTAGCTTTTCACGATGCTCTGGTGTAAATGCTGGAATATTTGGCTTTTTAGCCATTTGAATGACTACTTGCTTGGAATACTCCTCACGAGCCATAGCATAGGTTTTAGAGCCTATTTTGCCATACTTGCCTGTAGCACTCATCATAAAGTAAGCACGAGCCATAGAGCCACCATAAGCCTTCCAAAGCATACGATGAGCAATAAAGTGCTGTCTAGGTGTCAAAGCAATCAGATTGTCCTTTTTGTTTGAGCCGCCATGACTGCGTGGCACGATATGATGCTTTTCAGAATAGCCTTCTACAACCTGCTCTTTTAAGGCAGATATAAAGTTGTTGTAGCGGACTAAATGATGTTGATTAGGCATTTGGTGTGTCGGCAGGGGTTGGAGTATTGCCCTCGGCAATCCACTTCAAATACTGTTGATAATCAACATTGGCTGGGTCTACAGGAATATAAGCATTATCAGCAATACGCAATATAGAAGTTGTGCTTACTTGATTATTAAAATCTATAAATTTTTTATACATTACAACTCCGAATTAGCGGTAAATTTGGTTATAAAGTTTGGTGAATTAGTGTTGTCATACATCCAAAAACTTTGAAGTGTTTGTGCGGCAACGCCTTGTGTTCCACCTGATGTATTCCAAGTTAATGCCATTGTTGGAGCAGTTCGTTTAGAAACTTGAAAAACAATAGTATTTAAACAATTATTGTTACTTGTGCTTCTTGGATAAACATAATAAGTATTGTTGTCAGTTTCGTAATACCTTTGACACAATGCTAATTCTTGACCATACTGACGATACTCATATCCAGTAGCACTACTTCCTACTTCTAGTTGAACACCAGTAATGTTTAATGTGGCAGCATTAGTAGAAATTAAATTTACAGAACCAGTTGGCTGACGAGCTGCTGTTGTAGTCCAAGCATTTGCAGTTGCACTTCTTGCGGCTGATGCGCCTAAAGAAATATTTAATTGAATTCCAGTTGAATTATC